CCCCCGACAGTACCTAATTGCCCGTTTATAAATTGTATTTTAATTTTTGGCAACATACTCTACTCCTTTCTTACTTTGCAGCCTCCGCAAGCAGATAAACGCCTTTTTTGTCGTAGCGACGCACCGAACCGCCCGTACGGAGTAAGAACGAATAAATGTCGCCGTAGTACATTGGGTTGTTCGTTGAGTCGAACATTTTTACTTCGCCCAGGGCGCGGCTCACTGACTTATCGTGCCATGCAAGAGCGGCAGCCAACTCACCAGCAACAGCATCTTCTGTCCACGACAACAGTGTTTTGTCGTTTTTAACGCGCAGAACCTTACTGCGTTTCATGATGTTAAGACCGTATAGATTCCCCAGAACGCCACGCTGCATGTCAGCCGAGTTTTGAAACATCCACTTGTCGCTTTCCGAAAGGTCGGCCAACAGGTCAGCGTACATATACGCGTCAAGCAGGATGTAGCGTCCCTCTTCAGGTACGTTGTCGGCGTCCATGCGGGTCATGATAGCCAATAGGTCTTCCTTGGTGATGCGCTTGCGCTTACCAGTGGCGGTTTCTGAGGTGTGTGCAGCGCGCTCGGTGGTGCCCGTGGTGAGCAGCACGTTGGCAGCAGGAACGCCAGCACCCCAACGCTCGAGCAGGTTCAAATGCGCTTCGTTCTGCAACTGTGTGCGATCATTGCTGATGATAGAGCTGCGCTTGTCGTAGCTGAGTTCCACCATGTCAATATTCGGGATATAGATCGGATCGGTGGTCAATTCATCAATTTCGTACTCGAGGTCGTTGTCTGTACGCTGATTTACCTGTGCAGGCTTAACCGTACGGTTCTTCTTCACATTAGAAGGCTTACCCGCATTAGGGATAATCACCTTATGTGCGCTGACGTATGTTGAGTCGTCAACTGATTTTGAGGCAAAGCTGTTGTCGGGGTAAAAGTTATCGACAAGGGTGTTTTGCCAGATGCTAATGTTTAATGCCATTTTTATTCTATTTAAATGTTAATCAAATTGTGTTTAAATAGGCATCCTACTCTTTGTAATCGATGCCAAATTTCTCTTTATACTTTGCCTTAAACGCATTTAAGTCAGCGTTACGCAGAGTGGACAACTGCCCAGCTTTGTCCAGTTCGTCCCACGTCTTATCAGTGAGTGATGTAGACGAGTGCTCTACATTGTACACATCGTTGATACGACGCTCGGGCTGGGGCTTCATGCTGTTAATGAGCTTTTCTGTATTCTCACGGTCACTCTTCATCAGTGCCGTAAAACTTTCCTTCTGTGCATCGGTGATGCGCTTCTCGGCGATAGCCTTATCTATAAAGGCTGTCACTTCCTTATCTTCCAAGGCTTGCAGCTTCTCTTTATAAGAGTCCACCGCCTTTTCTAAGGATTCCACTTTCGTGGCCTTGTTCTCCAGCTCGCGAATATGCACGAGCACTGCATCCTCGTCTGCCATATTGGCGAACGAAGGAACTTTTTTAATCGAATCTAACAATCCCATTTCGTCGTTTGGTTTTAATGGCTGGTTTTGCAGCCGGTTATTGAAATATGTATAAATCTCTTCTGTCGTTTGGGTGGGCACTGGCTCTTCTGCCATCTCGTAGATGCCATCGATGAGTTTCATCTGGAGGGCTTCACGGGCAGACAGCCAGTGGTCTTTTTCATCAAAGTACTTCGCCAGGACCTCTTCAGGCGTAATGCCGCATCTATCCGCTATCATCTTGGCCAAGTCGCCCTGCAATACTTCCATCTGTGTAGCCATATCACGAAGATCCGAAGCGTTACCCCACGCGCCACCGCTGACAGCATGAAGCATTAGCTTGGCATAAGGCGACATGTATAGGGGTTTGCCGCACAGGGCGATGACAGCTGCTATACTGGCAGCAACTCCATCGATATAGATGGTAATATCAGCCTTGCTATTTCGTAGAGCGGTATAGATGGCCATGCCAGAAAAAACATCTCCACCACAACTGTTAATACGAACGTCTATTTTCTTATACTGATTAGAAAGTGTCATCAGTTCGGAAACCACGCGACTGCTATCCACACGTTGCCCGTCGCCGACTTCTCCGTAGAGCAAAATGGCCACCTCGCCATTTTCAGAAGGAATGATATTGAAAAACTTTTTATTCATTCGGATGATTTTTGCTGCAAAAATATAGGTGTTTTTTGGGTCTTACAAATAACAATTATAGCATTGTTATTTGTTCGTATGTCATTGCAATACAGCTGTATAAGAAGTAATAAAGGTTTTTATACGTGCTAAAAAAATAAGAATTTTGCAATAAAATGTAACATCAACATATATGTCAACAAGAAGCATTGATAAAAAGAGTATTGCCAAGTCACTCTACATGGATGGCAACTATACTCAAGAAGAGATTGCTGATAAGGTGGGTACCACCCGGCAGACAGTCGGTCGCTGGATAAAGGCGGAGAGTTGGGATACACTAAAAGCGTCGTTATCTATTACACCTGCGCAGATTATCTCCCAGTGGAACCGACAGATTGTAGAAATCAATAAAAAGATTAACGAGCGTCCTGAAGGCGAACGCTTTGCCAACACAAAGGAGGCGGACGCACTTTCTAAACTGGCGGGGGCAATTAAAAAGCTCGAGGCAGACATCGGTGTGACAGATTGTGTTTCGGTGGCCATGCGCTTTCTAAGCTGGCTACGCCCACTCGACATAGAAACAGCAAAACAGTTCAACAACCTCTTTGATGCATTTATCAAAGACCAGGCAAACAAAAGTAAGTCATGAGTAAGCTGACAGACAAACAAGCCCTTGAACTATGGCGCAGGTACAATGAAGGCCTGGCTAAAGACATCGATGTCGATGAGAGTCTTTCGCGCTATGACATCGACAAAAAACGGGCGGAACTGGAAGCCGACCCCATAGCGTGGATACTGTATTTCTTTCCGACGTATGCCAAGTATGACTTCGCGCCTTTCCAGGTGAAAGCCATCAGGCGCATCATAGCCAACGAGGAATGGTATGAGGTTCTCTCATGGAGTCGTGAGTTGGCGAAGTCGACCGTGGCGATGTTCGTCATTATGTACCTGACACTAACCAAGCGCAAGCGGTTTGTTGCGTTAGCTTCCGCCACCATTGATGCCGCCGAGCGTCTGCTGGCCCCTTATAAGATTAACTTCGAAAAGAACCCGCGCCTGCAACAGTTCTACGGTAAACAGGAAGTATTGGGTATGTGGACGGACAGAGAGTTCAGTTGTGCCTGCGGTGCGAAGTTCATTGCCCTGGGTGCAGGGTCGGCCCCGCGTGGTATGCGAAATGAGGCTATCCGTCCCGATGTACTGTATTTCGATGACTATGATACCGACGAGGATTGCCGAAATCCCGTCACGCTCGATAAGAAGTGGCAGTGGGCAGAACATGCCCTGTATCCCACACGCTCCATCTCAGAACCCACGCTGGTGCTGTGGTGTGGCAATATCATCGCCAAGGACTGCTGTATCACGCGTGCCGGCAAGCTGGCCAACAGCTGGGACATTGTGAACATTCGCGACAAGCACGGTCGCAGTACCTGGCCACAGAAGAACACAGAGGAGCAGATAGACCGCATATTGGCAAAAATCTCAGTGCGTGCTCAACAGGCCGAGTACTTTAACAACCCCATCGCCGAAGGTAAGATTTTTAAGAACCTGCCCTTCGGAAAAGTGCCATCATTAAAAAAGTTCCGCTTCCTGATCGGGTATGGCGACCCCGCCTACTCGAACAGCAAGAAAAAAGGAAGCTCCACCAAGGCCCTGTGGCTTATCGGTAAGTATAAGGGTGTCTACTACGTAATAAAAGGTTTCCTGGCCCATGAAACCAACGCCCGTTTTATCGGCTGGTATTTTGAGTTGGACAAATACGTGGCGGGGAAGACGAACGTGTATTGGTACATCGAAAACAATAAGCTGCAGGACCCTTTTTATCAGCAGGTCTTCAAGCCCTTGTTGCGTGAAGAGTGTGCCAAACGGAAGACACAGCTCTTCATTCGCGAAGATACGCGAAAGAAGACCGATAAGGCCACGCGTATCGAGGCGAACCTGGAGCCGCTCGACCGGCTGGGTACATGGATATTCAACGAAGAAGAGAAAGACAACCCACATATGCAGGAACTCATCAACCAATTTAAGCTCTTTGAGCTGACGCTACCTTACCCCGCCGACGGCCCGGATGCCATCGAGGGTGGCGTGACGATGGTGGACACGAAGACAGGAGAACTGGAACCTACCTATACCATACCGCTCAACGACGAAGACTTGAACAAAGACAACCCTTTTATATTGTAAATATGAGCAACTTTATAGACATAACCGACTACGATGCGAGTATACATAAGGAGATACTCGACAGCCTGCTACGGCAGGGAACGGCCG